TACGAACAAGCCGTTGGATTCTGTCAATCGACCCCACTTCTACGTGAGTTCTGATTGCGAGAACATCATTCAAGCTCTCTCGGAATACACGGGTGAAGGCGGACTCAAGGAAGCATGGAAGGATGCCATTGACGTTCTCCGATACGCCGCGATCTCCGGGATTGACCACGTTGACAATCTTGATAATTTTGTTACAACCCACGGAAGCGGAGGCTACTAATGCAGGAAACACAACCACCAGCGAAGAAGAGAGGGCGTCCAGCCAAGGTTAAAATGGACAAGCCTTTTGATTTGGGCGATGTGGACATCAAGCCAATCAAGGCGCTTGTGATTGCCTGCTGCGCAAATCCATCGTGGGTGACCGCGAAGCTGGATGGTTTTCGAATTGACGTGAAATGCCCGACATGGGCCGCTAAGTCACTGGTCGGCAAGGAGATCAAGGTTGAACTCGTCCCGTCTGACATTGGGAATTATTACGAATACGTGAAATGAATTACACTCAAGAGATGGAAGACGAGGCGATGGTCTACGTTGACAAGGAGCCTGACATTGGCGCTTTGTCGAGCGCCTACGATGATTGCCTGATTGACCTCGACTACTACTTCGAGTCGTGCCTGCGCTCCTACAACGACCGGCGCAACATCTGGGACGGCAAGTCTGACGACCTCCGCAAGAATGGCGCTAACGCCTTCCCGTGGCAGGGCGCATCCGACCAAGAGGTGAACGTCGTCGGCGAGCGAATCGACACTTACGTCGCGCTGTTTGACCAGGCGCTTTCCCGGTCTCACATCAAGGCATTCCCTACCTCGATGGCATCCATGCCTCGGGCGGCAATCGTCTCCTCTTTCCTGAAGTGGATGCGCTCCTCCTACATCCCCGACTTCAAGCGGCAGATGGAGCTTGGCGGGAACTATTTGCTGGAGAAGGGACTCATGGTAACCTACGTCGGGTGGAAGCGTGAGCGCCGCTCCTACCTTCAGAGCGTTAGCCTAGAGCAGATTGCTCAAGCCTCACCGGACCTTGCTGAGCTGATCCTTAGCGGTGAAGACGACGAGACCTTGCTGAATCTGATCCAAGACTCCTTCCCGGCTCTCTCCACGAAGCGGGCGAAGAAGGCAATCAAGGATCTTCGGACAATGGCTGTGGCTGAAATCCCACTGTCCCGCCAGACGGTTGACTGCCCAATCGTCCACTCCTGCGCCCCCGATGGCGAGGTGATGTTCCCGTCTTACATCTCCGACCCGCAGCGTGCGCCCTACATGTTCTGGCGGACATTCCTCACCGCTCAAGAGCTGGAGAAGAAAGTCACCAACGAAGGTTGGGATCGCAAGTGGGTGGACTACGCCATCAACAACCTGCGTGGCAAGGACTCCATGTATCTCGATGGCGAGAAGGTAAAGACCGAGACCCGCCTGCCAATCACTGACGACAACGATCTCGTCATGGTGGTCTATGGCTACCAGCGTTTGATTGACGAGGACGATGGCTCTGAAGGCATCTACTGCACCGTCTTCCACCCGCAGTCCGATGGCTACGCAAAGCACGAACTGCTCAATGGCTACGACGACTACCCGTTCATTGTTACCAGACTCTCGAATGACCAGAAGCGAATGTATGAAGTCCAGACCTTCTCGGACATCCTCCGAGGGTCACAGATGCAAATCAAAACGGAGCGAGACAGCCGTATTGACCGAGCTTCTTTGGCTACCCTTCCGCCCATTATGCACCCTGCTGGAAGGCCTCCTTCTGATTGGGGTCCGGGTCGCCGAGTCCCCTATCGGCGCTTGGGTGAGATTGCTTTCGGTCCGATTCCCCCGCGTGACGACGGCTCTGTTGAGGCCGAGCTTTCGATGCGCGGTCAAGCTGATCGTGCTGTCGGCTTGGATCTTAGCAATCCCCTCGCAGTTGCGCGGCAGCAGTTCTTCATCACGCGGTTCCTCGACCACGTGAAGGACGTGCTGACCATGGCGTGGAAGCTGTTCCAGCGCATGGGACCTGACGAAGTGTTCTTCCAAGTAACCGGCAACCCGAACCCTCAGGTGATGCAGAAGGGATCTCCTGATGAGAACTTCTCGATCACGGTGTCGTTTGATTCGCTGGCTACCGACCCTGACACCGCTGAGACCCAGCTCAAGAACATGGTATCGCTGGTGCAGTTGGATCGCAACGGCATCCTTGATGTGAACAAGCTGCTTGAATTCACCGCGTCAGCAATTAACCCGATCTTTGCTGACTATGTTCTTCAGCCGATGGAGGAAGCGCAGCAGAAGGTGGCCAAGAACGTCACCGATGACCTTGCAAAGATCTTCGCTGGCATCGAGGTTCCCGCTCAGCCAAATGGCGCTCAGATTGCAATGCAGATGGTTCAGGCTTACGTCCAGCAGCCCGATGTGGCTGCGAGAGCGCAGTCTGACGAGGCTTTCGCGGCTCGCTTGCAGAAGTATGCGGAGGCCTACCAGTTCCAGCTACAGCAGGCCCAGAACGCCGAGATCGGGCGGATCGGGGTGGCACCCGCCCAAATGGGGGACATCAACCTCCAGAACATGGAGCAATGAAGAAAAATCTGGTCAAGCGAGCGGATGGCTCCTACTCCCAGCGCGGGATGTGGGATAACATCCGTGACGCCAAGGGGTCTGGCAAAAAGCCGACGAAGGCGATGCTAAAGCAAGAGCGCAAGATCAAGAGCAAGAGCAAATGAAGAACTGGCTACCAAACGACTACGCCCGCTGCAATGGCGCGTGGATTGAAGACGGCGAGCATTCCGGCTGGCGTGAAGGCTGCGAAACCTGCCTGCGGAGGACCGCCAAGAAGCCTGAGTATTACTCCTTGATCGACCCGCCTGAGATCCTCGCGTTTGAATGCGAATACCTAATCGAACCGTGATGGAAAAGAGATTCAAGAAGGTCGTCACTAATCCCGAGACTGGTCGCAAGAAGACCGTCCGATATGGGCAGGCTGGCAAGGCAGCAGACGGCGGTGATCGCATTCGCCCAGGCACATCAAAAGGCGACGCCTATTGCGCCCGATCTGCGAAGATCAAGGGTGACTGGAGGTCCGACCCGAATTCCCCCAACAACCTGTCGCGTCGCAAATGGAAGTGCCGGGGTAGCAAATCAATGAAATAATCCTATGCCTAATCCACTACAAAGAATCGGGCTTCCTCTGAAGCTGAAGAAGGACTACGGCAAGCGTCCCGATGCGTCACAAAAAGGCAGCGGTTTCCTTGGTGAACTCAAATTGCCAGATGGAGGCGTTGCTACTGAATACTCTATGCAAAGCGGGGCAGTAAAGCTGAACGGCAAGCAGGTTGACTTTCCGACTCTTGTGCCTACCTTAAGCAAGGAGGAGATCGAATTGATGCGGAACGACATCATTCCGAACAGGAAGCCTATTCCTGAACCGATCATTCAGAAGGCAATCAAGCACGCAAATTTAAGGCTAGCGCAAAAACTCAGTCCGTTCAAATAATCCTATGAAGAACAGCAAATCATGTGGTCACGAATCCAAGGGGAAAGGTGGCAAGAAGGGCAAGGGCTACGTCGAGATCGAGATCAAGATGGGCCGGATGCCGAAGAAGCAAGGCAAGCGCAAGTAGCCATGAGGGACTACAAGAAGGAATACCAAGACTACCACGGCAAGCCCAAGCAGATTGCTCGCCGGGCTGGACGTAATGCTGGACGCGCCAAGGCTGTGAAGCTAGGCATTGCGTCGAACGGTGACGGCAAGGACGTTCACCACAAGAACAACAACCCGAAGGACAACCGCGCCAGCAATCTTGCATCCACTCCGGTGAGCAAGAATCGTGGATTCCCTCGCACCGCAAAGAACAAACCGAAAGGACGACTGAAATGACACCGACCCATCAGGCTTCAGCAAAACACCTTAAATATCCAGAGTTGGATTTCATTGATCAGGAAATCATTGACCTTTGGAAATCCAGATTAGGCGAAAATCCAGACTACTGGAGCCCGCGCGACATGCTGGTCGTCCAACTCCTGCTGGTCGTCCAACTCCTGAAGGAGGTCCGGAAACTCACGGCTGTAATCGAAGGAGCAAACTGAAATGACACCTATTCCCAAGCCTACCATTCAGCAAGCCGTAGCAGCCCTCTCCGACCGTGACGAGTTCAAGGTAATCGTCGAGTTCATCCGCGATGAACGCGAGCGGTTCATTGCTGACTTTCGCCAGTGCGCTACGGAGAACGATGTGATGAAAGTCTGCGGGAGCATCTCCACACTTGATGAGCTTCTCAGCCTTCTAAACAAGGGTGCTTGACAATACCTAGCGTTTCGCTTTCATTGCGTCGCCGCAGTTTGTCGAGCGGTTCATAGTGTGTGTCATCACAAAGGGGTCACGGGTTTTTTGTTTTTCCCGTGGCCCCTTTCTCTTTCTGGATTTGCCGATACTTGACAAATGTAACAAATTCGCGTAATCGTTTCCCATTCGCACCGCCGAGCGTAAATGGCGTTTAAATATGAGCAATCCAGAAGCTATCGCTGAAGCTACAGAATCAGTGGATGACAACCTGACGTTTGAAGAGCTTGTAGCTCAGAGAATCGCCAGACATAGCACCGAAGCTGAATCCGAAGCAGAAGCCGA